TTTTCCTCCCAAATCGGGCTATATTCCGGCGGGGTCAAATATCCGTCGCCTCCGGTACGTCTATACTCGCCGTCTGTAACCTCCATTTCCCCGCCACACTCCGGGCAATCATCGTCGCCAATCAATACACATTCCAACAGGGCGTCCAAATGTACGGAACGAACCGGGGAAATACCAATTGCCCGGATAACGTCCACCATTTCCACAACGGTAACATCCCGTTCGTAACAATCGGCGACCGGGAACCCCCAATTGTCGCTTATGTCCTCGATAATCTGTTTGTTGATTAACTCCGTAACGATTGTTTCGGATACTTGGTTGGCTGTTTTTCCGCTTTCGGTCGCCAACATCTTTAATTGCTCACTTTCTTTTATTTTCATATCATTTCCCGGTATCCCTCCGGTGGGTTTTATTTTTCTTCTTTATACAAAATTCCCTTATATGGTTTCCCGGTATTTCTCCGACAACATTTGTTGGCTGTAAATGATTGACGAAAATTTAACTTTGCCGTCTAACTTGGTTGCAATCTCGGCAATGTCCGTCGCCTGTGTTCTTTTCTTTGTTTCCATATTTGAAATTTATTTGGTTCCGGGAACCCGCCCGGTCGGATTAGTAATAATAAAAGGATATTTTTAAACCCCGGCGCAACTTACAATGTTCGGCGTCTTTGACACAACGGAAAGCACGGCGCAATAATTTGTTCGCCATTTCAACGCCTACTAACTTAATCAAACCGGAAACGCCAACCAACGTGTTAATCTTTTTGCCGTTGAACAATCCGTTTACTTTGATTTTGAAAGTACGGTTAATCTCTTTTGTTGTATATTCCAAACCGTTGTAAATATCTTCGGGCTTCATTGTATCGCTCTTTTTGTTGCCGGGAAAACGCCCGGTCGTTTTATTAACATGGCACAAAGATATGGCATTTTATTTTAACTACCAAAAGAATTTTCTTTTATTTTCGATTTGCGGACAAAAAACGGTTCTTTTGGCTCCCCGCAAAGTTATTTTTGGCGAATTTTCATTTTAAGCCACTTTATTTGCCGGGGTTGGTACTTTATCCATTCAAACAAAATAATCGAAATACGGGGCTAAAAACGGGCAAAAACAAAAACGGGGTTGCAACGCTTGGTTACAATCCCTTGTTATGCCTATTATATGTATTCCCAATTATAACCCTTATGTTTTTTCATACGCCCTTTACAACATCGAATTATCAATGTATCGTTAAACCCATCTTGTTTGGCTAAATGGATAGATTGGTATATTTTAAGACAAACCCCGTTTTTCATCATTCTAACAGGTTTTGAATTTGGATGCAATACACCCTTTTTACCTTGCATATTTTTAGCGTTGTTTTCGCTCAATCGTTTTTTAGTAATAGGATTGTTGTTATTTTCCAGATATGTAACCCAACGCAAATTGTCCGCATGGTTATTGGCTCGGTCGCCGTCGATATGGTCGATACATGGTTTGTTGTCCGGGTTCGGAATGAAAGCCGCCGCAACTAATCTATGAATACGAAACGTTTTGCGCATCCCATTACATAAAGCAACGGTTTTATATCTATTCCCCGAACCACTTGTTTTCAACACTAATTGTTTCTTAACGGATTTTACACGCCCGTAATTACTCACTTTATACAACCCTATATATCCGGGTACATCTTTCCAAATTTCCATTATACAACCATTTAAGTAAGCAACCAAAAAAAAGGAAACGGGGAAAAGTGGTTGCATCTTTTTTCATCCGGTAGCTACTCCGAACTATCCCCGTTTGCCGCAAATATAGTTATTTTTCGATTGTTATAACCTCAAACCCAGTAATTTTTGTATGTGGATTTTTTGAAACAATGTCAAATTCACGATTTTTTATCCGTTTTGTTTTCCATAAAAAACCTAACCAACGCTTATATTGCACAGTTTCCGTTATTAAGAGGCTATCTCGTGTTATAATTTTGCCCGAAAACGTATTATTTATAATACATCCGTCAAAGTCAACCCATTTGTCGGAATACTCAATACAACGTAAAACGGTCGTAACCGTATCGCCGGGCAAATATACAACACTATCCCGGACGGTTGCCCGCAATTCGTTGATTGTTTCCATTTGGGTTGTTGTAACCCGTTCCAACTCCCGGTTCTTTGTCTGCAACGTCTTTATCAACTCCGCATCGCTCGCCCGGTATTTTTCAAACTCTGACAATTTCAGTTCCAAAACCCCAACTTTGGCGGCGTTCAAACTATCTTTCGTTTGGTACCGGGAAACTTCCTGCAATAACGTTTCCGTGTTGGTTCTGTATTTGTCCCTTTCCCCGGTCAACGTATTAATCCGGGAACGTTGCACCCATATAGTGACAACGGCGGAAACCGCCAAAGCAATTGCCGCTATTATTAAATATTTTTTCATAAGATACGTTTTATCGCTTCATAATGAATTTTTGCAATACGTTCACGCCCGGCGTCTGACAACATAAAACGGCAATCTTTTTCGGTATCCATGAAAAAGTTTTCAGATAATACCGCCGGGCAAACCGTATGTTTCAGAATGTAAAATTGGTTTTCTTTGTCCGGGTCGCCGTCGGTATGGTCAAAGCGCATTTTCCAACCATCCGGGGCAAACTCTTTTTCCGCCTCATTACAAAGTACGGTTGCGATTGCATCCGCTTTCGTTTGTCCTACGCTGGTATAACATTCCCACCCGGTGCCGCCTCCGGCGTTCCCGTGAACGCTAAACAAAACGGCGTTGTTGCCGCAATCCGCATGGATAACGTTTGCACGGCGGCAACGCTCCGGTAATGATACGTCGGTTTCCTCCGGTACCAAAATTTCAAACTTTACGCCATCGGCTTTTAACATCGCCGCAATACGGCGTACAATGTCACGGTTAAACTCCCATTCAAACAATTGGGAACCGTCCCCCCAAATGGGGGAACGTTTTCCGGCACAATCCACGCCGTGACCTCCATCAAGAATAATTACTTTCTGTTTCATAACTCCATTTAAATTTTTTATATGTTTTTCTTTCGCCTCTGCATACCCTTGCAATACAACTATAACTAAAATCGTTTTTTCTTGCTGCTTGGTGTACGCTGTTATATTTAGCCACAATGTTATTTTTCATGTCATATTGAATTACTGCTTTTGCGTCCGGGCTTTTCCCCTCAAACAATGGATTTTCTTTCCCTTTTATTCTTGGTATATTACGTATTTTTTCCTTTGTAATTGGGTTATTCATGTTCATAGAATGTGTACACCAACGCAAATTTGAAAATTTATTATTTGCCCTATCCGTGTCTATATGGTCTATTTCGGTATAATTGTTTGGATTTGGTATAAACATTTTTGCAACTAATACATGAACCGGGAAACGCCTTGCAATTCCTTTATGATTTAATTCTATAATTTTATAACCTTTTACTTTACGTTGTTTCAACACTTTTTCTTTTGCTGTAACAACATACTTGTTACAAATAATATAACTTTTAGGCAAAGACTTTACACGCCCATAATTACTAACTTGATATATCCCTGCATATCCGGGAATATCTTTCCAAATTTCATTTTCCATAATTGCCAACTTTTAAGAACTGCCAACAAATTAGAAACGGGGACGGGCTGTTGGCTTGCCCTTTCGGTCGGTTAATTACTCCGCCTATCCCCGTTGCAAATATAATTATTTATTTACTCATTTTCGTTTTCTCCTTTCTTTTTATTGTTTTTGTCGGGGTCGTCCCCAAATTCTTTTTCCAATCTGTCAATTATCGGTTGCAAATGCGACGGCAAAACCCTTGTAAATTCCAACCGGATAACATGGTATATTATCCGTAAGGCTATTTTCTTCGGGTATGCCTTAATTAAGTTGCGAAACGCATTTTGCAAATATACATACATGAACACGTATGTAATCGACTTAATAACAATCATTGCCGCCCCGTCGTCGCCACATTGCAACATAACGGAATAAATGACGTGTATAATAACGACGTACAAAAGCAATTCCGCCAATGCGTTCTTAAACTTATGGAACGAAAAGCGTTTGCAATTCCTTATCGCCACGCCGTCCGCCCTCATTCCCGCCCAAATGTTGAACGCAAACATAATAACTAACGCATACATAAACCCCGCCGTCGGGGTCAGATATGCAAATAACGGGCTTGCGGTCGTGGCGAATATCATACGCCATTGTTCCCAACTAAAAATTTTATCCATATCGTCCATAAATAAAGAGTTAAGGGGCGGCGGTAAACCGCCACCGTTTTGGTTATTGCTTTATAATCTCGCACAACATAAATTCCGTGCGGTTGTCAACCGCCGTGGTTGTTCCGTTGATAATGTTACGTTCTTGCATATTCATAAATGAAATA